AGGCGGCGAGCGCCCACTCGACGGTCTCCGTGGTGGCGGAGAGCTGCCCCCCGGTGGCGGTCGAGAACTCGGCCGCCGTCATGAGCGGCGGGAGCGCTCCCTCGACCTCGTATCCCCAGGGGGTGCGCATGGTCACTTGTCCGACACCTCCCTCGACTTGTTGGCCGGGGCCTTCGCCCGCTTCGCGCACGGGCGCGGCTTTGGCGACGGCTCGACGTGCTCGACGGCGCCCTCGGGCTGGTGGCCCTCCACGTACTGGAATGTGAGGCCGCCGATGTCGTACTGCTTCATCATTTCGGAGCCCCCGTTCGTCGCGGGGCCGCCCGCGCGGACGGCCCCTGGTTGCCCTAAGCTCCGGAGATGGTGAGCTTCTCGAAGCCGGCCGGGTAGCGGATGGCGAGCTTGAGGCGCTCGATGACGCGGATGGCCACGAGGTCGTGCTCGAAGTCGTCCTTGTCGGAGTTGGTCATCTCGACGCGCAGGCCCTCTCCGGCGCGCGTGAAGACGGAGCCGGAAGCCTTGAAGGCGCCGACCCACGGGGAGCCGGCGGCGACGGCGGAGGTGACCACGGTCGTGAGGCCCCAGACGTCGGGGTAGAGGACGATGCCGCCCTGCGAGCCGTACTGGCCGGAGAAGTAGCCGCCCCCCATGTACTGCCCGTTGGTGTCCTTGGCGAGGCGCAGGGTCTGGTAGTCGGCGGGGTTGAGCACGACGGCGTCGGCCATGAACGGCGTCGCGTTGCCGATGTTGGTGATCGCCTGGAAGATTGCGTCCGCGAGCGCCGCGCTCTTGGTGGTCGCGGTCTGCACCCCATCGGTCGCGGAGAGGTCGGAGACGAGCTTGTCCTCGACGGTGAGGTCGTGGAGGTAGAGGCCGCGGTCGTTGATGGAGCTGGCGAGCCAAGCCTGGTCTGTCACGATCTCGTAACTCTCGCGGTAGAAGCCGCCGATCTTCTCGAGCGCGGCGGTCTTCTTGACGGGGTCTGCGAAGTGGTACTGGGAGAGGGCGCCGCCCTCCTTGGCGACGGCGGGCGCGCCCTCGACGGCGCCCTCGACGAGCCACTCGACAGCGGTCGAGTCGCGGGACTCGGAGCCGAGGAGGTCGCGCACCTGGAGGCGGCGCCGGTTGGCTGGGACGATGTTCTTGTCCAGGAAGGTGCTGTAGTCGGCTGCGGATGCGGGGGAGGCTTGGGTGTCGGCGGCTGCCTTGTAGCCCTCTGCCGTCACGATGCTTGCCTGGCTACGTCCGGAGAATGCCGAGAGGTCGAGGGACTTCGCGGCCCACTCGCCCAGCGTGCCGCGCGCGCCGGAGTGGCGCACGGGGGCGCCGGCGTTGAGCTTGGCGCCCTTCTCGTCCGCCATCCTCACGATGGCCTCGTACTTCTCCGCAAGCTCTCCGGCCGCCTTGGCCTTCTCGGCGTCGCCGGCCTTGAAGGCGGCGGCGAAGTCCGCCTTCGCCTGCTCGAACTGCTCCCTGATGGTGGGCATGTGTTGTTCCTTCTTTCTGGTCTACTGGATGAATCGCGCGTACCTTGTCGCGACGTCCGCGAGCGCCTTGGCGTCTCCCTGGCGCTCCTCCGGCTCCCCGCCGTTGGCACCGTCGCCGCCCTCGTCGCCCTCTCCGTCGCCGCCGTCCCCGTCGTCACCGGCGTCGCCGATGAGGCCGCCCGCCACGTCGAGCGCCTGGGCGATGAGGTCGCGCAGCGTCGCGAGCGACTCCTCGTCCGCCTTGGAGTTGCGGCGGCACTCCTTCGCGATTGTCTCGCCGCCCTTGACCTCGGTTATCTGCGCCGCCTGGTTGGCGGGGACGGTCACGATGGAGCACTCGAAGAGGTCGAGCCTGCGCAGCTCGTGCGCCTTTATGCCGTCGTCGAGCGTCACCTGGCCGTCCTCGAGGACGTCGTAGGCGAAGCTCATGCGATCGGCGAGGCCGCGCTTGAGCATGCGGTAGACGGTCTCGCCCTTGGGCGAGTCCGAGAAGATGTGCCCGGTGACCCTGAGGCCGCGCTCGTCCTCGGCGGCGTCCACGTAGCCGAGCGAGTAGTCCGGGTCGCCCATGTTGTGGCCGAAGAGCAGCGGGATGCGCCGTCCCTCGTCCTCGTACGCCTTGAGGGTGTCCGCGAAGGCGCCCTTGGCGATCACGTCCCCATAGCTGTCCGGCACGCGGTCGAAGGTGGCGGCGTAGCCCTCGAAGGTGTGCTCGCCTCCGTCCCCCTCGCCCGCGTCCTTGACCTCAATGCGGAAGTCCTTCGTCTTCCTCACTGATGCTCCCTTCTGCCCCGCGTACCAGGCGCGGATTGCGTCGTATGTCCGCTCGGGCCGCCCGTCCTCGGCGGCACGGCGCAGGCACTCGTCTATGCCCGGGTCGAGCTCGACCATCTCGGCCCCCGCGGCCTCGTAGGCAGCGAGCTGCTCGTCCGTGGGGTTCGTGTGTATGACCCAGTGGTCGGCCTTTGCCGCCCCGGCGAGGGCGCGGCCCACGACTGCGGAGCGCGCCGCGAAGGTGGCCGCCCTGACCTCGTCCGGGGCGTCATGCGGGCTGTCGCTGCCGAGCGCCTGGGCGATGAGGTCGAGGTCAACCCTCACGTCGCCACGCGCCGCGTGCTCGCGCACGTAGGTCGACTTGCCCGCGCATGGCGGGCCGGTTATCACGTGTATGACCATCCGCGCCCCCTAGAGCCTGTAGATGTCTACGTCGATGCCGCAGCGGCAGTAGGCTTCGTCCTCCACGCCGGCCGATCCGTCGTGGGGGAAGTGCTGGCCGTTGGAGAACGGCTTGTCGAACTCCACGCACTCGCCGTCCATGGCCTCGTGGTCGGTGCGCGGGTGCTCGGTCGCGCCGTCGCGGTCGTGGACCCACGTCTTCATGCGCAGGTAGGAGGACTTGGGGGCGAGCTGCTCGGTTGCCTCGCGCACTCCGAAGACGGCGGCCGCCGCGGCCATCGAGACGCCGAGGCGCGCCGAGCGGCCGTCCTCCGCCTGCTCGAATACGTCTGCGGGGGTGGCGGAGCCACCATCGTCGGCGTCCTCCGCGTCCAGGGCGTCGAGCAGCCTGCGGCGCGTCACGGCGTTGATGCCGCTCGCGCGCCCCTCCGCCACCTTGCGCAGGTATGCGTCTGTGCGAGATGCGTCGTACTCGCCCCGCATCCTCTCGGCCGCGGCCCTCCCGCTCCGCGTGGCGAAGCGCTTGAGCACGGGCTCGAGGTCGTCGGCCAGCTCCCTGTCCCAGCGGTCCGAGTCCCACCATTCGGGGTCGCCGGACTTGGCTGTGGTCCCGCGCGCCTTCGAGGCGCCCACCTTGGGGAGCACCGCCTTTGCCTGGCGCCGGAAGAAGCGCGCGAGCGTGCGCGACATCGCGACAGAGCCGTCGGCGTCGGCGCGGGCCTTGAGGCTCCACGTGGGCTCCCTGCCCGCGGCCTTGGTGGCGGGGTCGCCGGATGCCGATCCCTGGCGCGCCTCGGCCGAGGCGTCGCCCCCGTCCTCGCCAGACGCGGCGCCAACCCCTCCTACCGCGAGGTTGAGCGGGGTCACGACCTCGCCCATGTCCCCTCCCACGGCGGGGAGGTTGAGCATGCGGCGCGCCTCGTCCCCGGTGAGGACCGGGCGGCCCGAGGCGCTGACGAGGGTCGAGATCATGTCCGCGGGGTTTGAGTTGAGCTTGGAGAGCACGTCGAACTCCGCGTAGGAGCCCGCGCTCCCGAGCCTCGGCGCGAGCACCTTGTTGATGCGCTCGCAGAGGAGGTCGAACTTCGGCGCGAGCGTCTCCGAGTAGAGGCTCCGTGCGTTGTCCTTCGCGCTGGCGTAGGTCTGCGCACTCGAATGCCAGATGAGGGACGGGTTGATACCGTACACGGCGGCAACGTCCTGGCGCGTGAGCTGCGTGGACTCGGAGAACTGTGCCTCGCGGGCGTTGAGCTGCGTGTCGTGCAGCTGCATGCCGTCCTCGAGGATGGGCGTCCCGCCGGTGTCGGTCCCGTCAGGCCCGGAGAAGCGGGCCTTCCACGACCTGGCGAATCGGTCACGTCCCTCGGTGCTCCACTCGACGCCCTCGCCGCGCGAGATCCAGCGGGAGACCCAGCCGCCGTTGCGCCACACCTTGTTGCGGTAGTCCCAGGCGCTCACCTGCTCGGCGAGCACCTGCTTGAGCGCGTCGACCGGCGAGGCCGGGTCGAGCGGGCCCGAGGCCCCGTAGAGCGAGAAGGAGAGCGTGTCCGCTGCATCGACGGTGACGGGGGCACGCCCCGCCTCGGGCACCTGGATGACGTAGGACGATGGCGACCAGCCGTCCGAGGTGAACCTGTCGGACACCCACCCGGGCGGGACGCGCGTTATCTCCCAGCCGCTCTCGGAGTCGGCGCTCGGCACGACGTACCAGAGCGCCCAGCCGTAGAGCAGGGCGTCTGCCATCGTGTCGCGCGCGAGTTCGTATGTCGTGACCCCGTCGCTCGGGTGCTCGAGGAGGAGCGCGAGTGCGGACGTGGTGTCGCGCGGGCGGTCGTTCTCGCCGCGGCGCTCGTAGCATTTGAGCGGCACGGCGGCGACGTTCTCGGAGATGTAGGAGACGACGGCCCGCAGCGCGGGCTGGGTGCGGTACATCTCGTCGGGCGTGCGCCCCAGGACCTCGGTCGCGCGGGGCCCGTAGCTCACCCTCACGCGCCGGCCGTCCCTCGCCGTGAGCCTTGACAGGATTCCCACCCGATGCCCCCAATCTGCATCCAAATGAGGCCCCGCGCCATGGCGGGGCCGCTGTGTCACACGGTCATGAGGCCGCAGTCCTCGTAGGCGCTCTTGGCCGGGCGCTCGTCCCTGTCCACCGCCGTCGCGAGGCCGTAGGCCGTCGAGCAGGCCACGAGGGGGGAGATGTCCTCGGTGGACCCAGCGCGGTCCCACATGAATGCGCCGTCGCCCGCGGCCCTCGTCCTGGCCACTGCGGCGGCGAGGTCGAGCACCGGCTGCGGCCTGTGCCGCACCGGCACCGCGTCGCTGCCGGTCCCTCCGGGACGCGCTGGGTCGAGCGCCGCGACGCCGTCCCAGAAGCGGCCCGCGTACGCGGCCACGTCAGGTCCGGAGACGGGGACGGGCTCGACGGAGTCGACCTGCCCGTATACCTCCGCCATCGACGTGACGGGGGCGCCCCTGCCCTGGTACGCGACGCGCATCGGGCGCGACGGGTCGGCGCGCTCGGCGAGCCACCCCGTCACCCAGGCGAGGCCGGGGCGGTACGCCACGACCTCGACGTGGTAGGTGCGGTCGGCGCGCAGGCCGCACACCGC